AACCCCCAAAAAGCTTTAGATGCCGAACTGAGAGCACGTATTGATGCTTTAGCACTCACGACACACCCGATGATGGGCCTCGATGCTACTCGTCTACCACGTGGAACTAAGTTCGATATAAGGCCGGGTAAAACCATCCTCACTAATGGGGACCCTAAGTCTGTTCTAATGCCTCTAAACTTCGGTAGCCTATCCAATTCCACGTTTACTGAATCCGCAGAGCTAGAACGAATGGTTCAAATGGGTACTGGTGCTATGGATACTGCTAACAGTAACTTTTCCAATCCTCGAAATTCTACTGCTAGTGGAATGTCAATGCTCCAAGCGGCATCTATCAAACGTCAGAAGAGAACATTAATGAACTTCCAGGATTCATTTCTGATTCCTATGATTAATAAAGTTGTATGGCGAAGAATACAGTTTGATGTTAAGCGTTATCCAGTAAAAGATTATAAGTTTAAACCTTATAGTAGTTTAGGTATAATGGCTAAAGAGTTGGAAATAACTCAAATGGTCCAGTTATTATCCATGACTCCACAAGGCTCCCCTGCTTTCTATGTTATATTAATAAGTATATTTGAGAACTCTTCTTTAAATAATAGAGATAAATTAATAGCCGCAGTACAGCAAATGATGCAGCCTAACCCTGAGGAACAACAGATTAAGCAACTAGAAATGCAGAAATCAATGCTTGAACTAGAGGAGCTTAAAGCAGAGATTAGTAAGCTATATGCGGAAGTACAGAAGTTGCAAGTAGAGGCAGGCGATAAGACATCGAATGAAACTCTTGCTAAGAAACAATTAGAATTAGCTGAGAAGATGGTCAAGATAAAAGGAATACAATCGGAAACTGCACGTAATATTCCTGAAGTGGAACATCTAAACTCAGAAACTGTCCTTAATCTAGCCAAGGCTATGAATCAATGACAGATGCAGAACTATTAGAGCAAAGATTAGATTTATTTCAACGTGATGGTTGGCGTTCACTCGTAGAAGAGTATACGGAACTAGCTGAATCATTGGAAAAAATTTATGATATTGAAGATATAGGTACTCTACATGAACGTAGAGGACAGGTGTTTATTCTAAACATGATTATTAATTTAGAGGAAAGCACCAAACTAGCGTTAGACCAACTGGAGTAGTCCAGCTCTAACTTTTTAACCCCCACAATCTTATATAGACGGAGGTAAGACTATGGTAAGTAAAATTGTAGAACCTGAGGTTGAAGAAACACAGGAAACAAATGAAGAAGATACACTAGAAACTTTAGCAATTCAAGATGAACCAGAGGAAATTGTAGAGGAACCGGAACAGGAACTTCCACAAAAATTTCAAGGTAAGTCTACAAAGGAAGTAGCTGAAGCTTACGAAAACCTAGAGAAAGAACTAGGTCGTAAGGGCCAAGAGATTGGTGAACTTCGTAAGTTGACTGATTCATTTCTTCAAACCCAGATAACTCATAACAAAGAAACAACTACCGACACTGAAGATTTAGATTTCTACGATAATCCTGAAGCAGCTGTTAGGACAATTATTGAAAGACATCCAAAATTCAGAGAGTTTACACAGCAGACACAGCAACAACAAGCTTCAATGACTGCACAACAACTCGAAAAAACGCATCCTAATTTTAAGGACGTTGTTACAAGTCCCGATTTTCAGGAGTGGATTGAAGGAAGCAAGGTACGTCAACGCTTATTTAAGGAAGCAGATGCTTATGATTTTGATTCCGCTGATGAACTTCTAACGATTTGGAAGGAAAGACAAATGATTTCCAAGACAGAGGAAGTTGAGGCGAAAAAGGAAACTACAAGGAAAGCTGCTTTAAAGACAGGCAAAGGAGTATCAAGAACTTCCAGTGAATCCACAGCGGGTAAAAAAATCTACCGTAGGGCTGATTTAATTCGTTTAAAACAAACTGACCCTAACAGATATGATACGCTATCGGATGAAATATTCTCAGCTTATCAAGATGGAAGGGTTAAATAAAATATAAGGAGAAAGTCAAATGGCTTTAGGAACAAACCAAGTCACGACTACAATCGCTAATAACTTCATTCCAGAACTATGGAGTGACGAAGTTATTGGTGCATATAAGTCGAACTTAGTGGTTGCTAATCTAGTCACTAAACTGAATCATAAGGGGAAAAAAGGTGACACTATTCACATTCCAGTACCCTCAAGAGGAAGTGCAAGTGCTAAGGCAGCAAACACGCAGGTTACATTATCGGCACCAACAAATACAACCGTTGATGTATCCATTAATAAACACTATGAATATTCTAAGTTGATTGAGGATATTGCAGAAGTGCAATCCCTTGCTTCAATGAGGAAGTTCTATACTGACGATGCCGGATACGCTTTGGCAAAGCAAGTTGATACAGACCTAGTAGACCTTGGAGAAGGTTTCCAAGGTGGTGCGACTACTGATGGCAGTTATACTACTGCTTTTATCGGTACAGGTACTACTGCTTGGTCAGGCACTAATGAAGCAGACTTAACGGATGCTGGACTTCGTGCATTGATACTAAAACTAGATAATGCTGATGTACCAATGGACAATCGTTCATTGATTGTACCACCTGTAGTGGCTAATGACCTTTTAGGTATTAACAGATTTACTGAGCAACAGTATATCGGTTCTGGTGATGCTATCAAAACAGGTAAGATTGGTATGATTTATGGTATAGATGTTTATATCTCAACTAACTGTGATACTGCTGCTTCAGGCGGTGGCACTGGAAGTTCTGGTGGCGGCACTGAACGTGTTGGCATACTAATGCACAAAGATGCTTTAGTTCTAGCGGAACAAGTTGGGGTGCGTTCACAGACGCAGTACAAACAAGAGTATCTTGGTGATTTATTCACTGCTGATACTATTTATGGAGTTAAGGAATTGCGTAATGACGCAGGACTTTGCTTCATAGTACCAGCTAGTTAATAGCTAAACTTAACCCCTCTTTAACCGGAGGGGTTTTTACAAACAGAGGTGGCTCAATGAGCATCTCATTTTATAACTCGCTTAATAAAGGAGCAAATAATGACTAATTTAGTTACGTTCGACCCATTTAGAAATATGACAGTTGGCTTTGATGGAATATTTGACAGGCTATCTGCATTACCTAAATTTGATATACCAAATTATCCGCCTTATAATATCAGGAAAATTGATAAAGATAAGTACCAATTAGAAATGGCATTAGCAGGTTTTTCAAAGGATGATATAGAAGTTGAAGTAAAGGAAAATACTTTAACTGTTTCCGTTAAACCTTCCAATAAAAAGGAAGAGAGTTTTGTTCATAGAGGAATAGCTCAACGAGCTTTCAAAAGACAGTGGACTTTGATAGAGCATCTTGAAGTAAAGAATGCACAATTCAAAGATGGTGTTCTTATTATAGATATGAAACTAAATTTACCGGAAGAAAAGAAACCAAGAACAATTAATATAGAATAGGAGTAGATATGCCTTACGGACCGGGAACATACGGAAAGAAGAGAGGTAGGCCGCCTAAAAGGAATAAGAAGAAGAAGAGGTAACTATGCCTTTTTACGATTACCAATGTAAACATGGTCATGTCTTTGAAGAACTATGTTCTATGTCAGACAGAAATCGCAAGAAAGATTGTCCTGAATGTGGTGAAAAAGGTGGTGTGATTATGTCAGTCAATCAAAATCGCCCTCATTTTGGTAATCAAGATACTCTTTGGAATATGAGAGAACGTAAACGCATAAGCGAAACCAACAAGAAAGGCAACTATAGGAATAAATTTAGTGGACATATTTAACAATACAATTAATGATTCTGCTGATAGCTTGGAGATAGAAAGGTTTAAGGCTAAGATTAGAGAGCTTTGGGCAAGAATGCTTAATGAAGTTTATGATAAGTATTATGATATTAATGATGAGGATACATTATCTAAGGAAGAATTTGAACAGGAAAATGCTCTTAAATTCTCTGATGAACCAGAACCGGAAAGTGAATTAGATTCAATTATGGAAATGCTTGATGGCCTTATGGATTCAGATGAAGAACTAGAGGAAGTTGAATCAGGTGGTAAAGCACCTACCTACAATGGTAGTCAACTTAAATCAAACAATGAAAAAGGAAAGACAGAGGCAACAAATTATGAATTTGAAGGTAAGAATACAAAAACTCCAAGCGATTCTCGTTCTGGAGTTAAAGGTGGCTCGTATGAGGGTACGCCTAGCGGTAAGATTTCTAAGAAAAAAGATGACCCAGTTATCACAAAGTATTCGCCACTCTTAGAGGAAATTAAAGATGAGCTCAAAGCTTTAGCGGATAGACAAAGAATCGGTAGAAGGAAGATGAGGTTCAGACTCTAATGGGGCGTGGTAAGACTAGACCATTAGTTAAAAGGTTTCCACCAGTTCGTAGATTACATTGGAAGAAA